CCGTGTGCAGTTGTGGCAGGCGCTGTATCAGCAGTCGATGGACGTTTTGGTGGCAGAAGACAGACTTCGTGTGGCCGACCGTCAGGCCGTGGCCGTAGACAGCTAAGGATCAATCATGACCATTTGGGCTGTCTACATCATCACCAACAAGGCGAATGCCAAGCAGTACGTTGGCATCAGCAAGAACATTGGTCGGCGCTGGCATCAGCATCTTTCTGCAGATGGAAGCGCACCGGCACTTCATGCGGCTATTCAAAAATACGGCAAAGATGGGTTTGTTTTTTCGCACATATGCAATGCTTTTGACTTTGAGGCGGCGTGCGACATTGAGCGCATGCTGATCCAACAGCACAACACAAAGTCTCCAAGTGGTTACAACTTGACTGATGGCGGAGAAGGGGTCGTTGGCAGACCTTTATCCGATGAGGAAAAGGAGTTGCGAAGAAAAGCAGCCACGGCCTATGCTGCATCCTTGTCGCCTGAAGAGCGACGTGCAAAATTTGGCGCAAGAGCTGGTCAAAAATTGAGCGCCGAACAGATTGAAAAAATTCGACTTTCAAATTTGGGCAAAAATCTTGGCAAAAAACCAACTGAAGAGACGAGAGCCAAAATGTCAGCGGCTCAAAAGTCTGTCAAACGCAAGCCGTTAAGTGAAGAGACAAAGGAAAAAATTCGTCAGTCTCTGCTTGGCCGGAAAATGCCTGAATCCCAGAAAGCAAAGCACGCCAGCTTCACGGGAAAAAAACACTCAGAAGAAACCAAGGCCAAAATCAGGGCTTCAAACATAGCAACCAAGGCGCTCAACAAAGCCAAAAGGCTTGCGGAAGAAGGGATTCAAAATGCCTAGTTACAACAGTCCGTTCACGGGGACGGTCATCCAGCCAACGGACGTTGCGTACCGTTCTGTCACCCTTGCGGCCAACACTCAACTTGAGTGGCCGATCAACGGCAACGCCACAGACGACTACGTTGCCCGGATCATGGACGTCACAGCGACTTCCGCTGGGCTGTCCCTGTTTATGCCCCCGGCCAATCAGGCCTCGGTGGGTAACGACTCCCTAATCCGCAACGTTGGATCGAACACCTTCACGGTGAAGACTTTCAACGGGGTTGGGACGATCATCACAATCGCTCCCGGTGAAGCCAAGTACGTCTACATCAGGACCAATCCCAACGAGCAAGGCACATGGGGCAACATCGCCTTCGGCGCGGGTACGTCTTCCGCTGACGCCGCAAGCCTTGCTGGCGCTGGCCTCTTGGCCTCTGGCTCTACCCTGAACCAAAGCCATCCTGTTGGCTCTGTGACGGCGGGTTATACGTTCCTGACCACTGATAGGGCAAGGGCCATGATCTGGTCTGGTGGGACTACCTCGGTGACCCTTCCTCTGGCGACCACAACTGGTGAAAACTGGTTCGTGCTGTTCAAGAACAACGGAACCGGCACGGTGACTGTTGGCACAACCAGCGGCCAAGAGATTGATGGCGAGGCAAACAAAGCCTTCGGCCCGGGCGAGTCGGCCTTTATCGTCTCCACCGGTACGGAGTACATCACTGTCGGTTACGGCGTGAGCACTCAGTTCGAGTTCGGCGTTTTGACCAAGCCTGTCATTTCTGGGACTTACACCCTGACCGCCAGTGAGGCAGCGAACACGATCCAGATCTACACCGGGACGCTGACAGGCAACGTCACAATCATTGTTCCTCCGGTGGTGAACCTGTACATCATCTCCAACCAGTGCAACGCTGGGGCTTTTACCCTGACGATTTCCACTGGTGCTGTTGGGGGCAGCACCGCTACTGTGCCTGCTGCGGGTCAAGCTACGCTGATCTGTGATGCAACGAACATTCTGAACGCCAACACCACTCAGGCCGGTGGAACTTCCTTCAGTCTGGTCAACGGCACCGCCTCCTCTCCGTCCCTGAACTTTGGATCTGAGATTAACACCGGTATCTACCGCCCCGGCGCTGGACGTTTCGGCATCTCCGTTCTTGGCAACCAAGTCGTCGATGTGGATGCGAACGGAATTGACGTCACCGGCACTGGCAACTTCACGGCAGGCATCTCTGGCGGAGCATTCTGATGACAAAAAAGGTTTTCGCCCTCGATACGAAGCCCGGAATCCAGCGGGACGGAACCTTGTTTGACAAAGAGATGTATGTCGATGGTCAGTGGGTTCGGTTTCAGCGTGGACGCCCTCGTAAGATGGGCGGCTACCGACAGATCACCGACTCACTCGCAGGCCCCTCACGGGGCATTTTCGTTGTTCCACGCAGCAACTTCAACAACGTATACAACGGCCATGCAAACGGCCTGCAGGTGATTCCTGTTGACAGCAACGGCGTGGGTTCGGGAATCACCGATTACACCTTCGGCGGTTCTTTGTTGACCGTCAACGCCCTTGTCGGTGGTTCAGGCTACGCCAACGCCACCTACACCGCTGTCAATCTGTCCTACGTGACCTCGGGTGCCGGTTCTGGCGCAACGGCCACCATCGTTGTTTCTGGCGGCGCTGTGACCTCGGTGACGATCACTGGGGGTGGCTACGGCTACAACCAGTACGAGAAGCTCACCGCCACCGCCGCACAGCTTGGTGGGTCTGGCTCTGGCTTCTCGGTTCAAGTCCTGACCACAGCATCTGCGTTCGTCCCCTCGGACGAGAACCTCTGGCAGTTCGACACGTTCACCGACTCCTCTGGATCTGGAAATAACCTTCTGCTGGCTCACCCCTCCAGAGACCTGAACGACATCGACAGCGAGACCAACTCACGTCTTTTGGCTGGCCCCATCAACGGCACGAACATGAACCCTGTGGGGGTTTTTACGGAAGTCGGAGCCACGACAAACACATCCCCAAACGTCACCCTTGCGGCTGCAAACCTCAACATTGGCCCCGGTCAACTGGTAACAGGCCCCGGAATCCCTGCCGATACCCGAGTGCTGTCCATATCCCTGACTGCTCTGGTGCTGACCAAGAGCGCCACAGCGACATCAGCAGCGGCCACCCTGACGTTCGATAACGAGGTCTCGATCTCTGGTGGTGTGGTGTCCCTGCACCCCTACGTCTTTGTCTATGGGAACGATGGCCTGATCCGCAACTGCGCTTCTGGGAATCTGGATGACTGGGTCTCGGCTGAAGCCAACGCCGTGAATATGTCCACCGGCAAGATCGTTCAGGGCTTCCCCGTTCGTGGTGGCTCCAACGCTCCCTCTGGGTTGTTTTGGAGCCTTGACAGCCTGATCCGTGTGTCCTTCGCCCCCACTACTCTGGGTATTGGCGGCACGGCCAACTTCGCGGCTCCCACTTTCTGGCGCTACGACATCATCTCCAGCCAGTCTTCTATGCTGTCGAGCCAGTCTGTGATTGAGTACGACGGTATCTACTACTGGTGCGGTGTGGATCGCTTCTTGCTGTACAACGGTGTGGTCAAGGAGATTCCCAACTCCATGAACCAGAACTGGTTCTTTGACAACCTGAACTACACCCAGCGTCAAAAGGTCTACGCCACCAAAGTCCCCCGTTTTGGCGAGATATGGTGGTTCTACCCTCGCGGGGACTCCGAAGAGTGCAACGACGCCATCATTTACAACGTCCGAGAGAACGTCTGGTACGACGCCGGACAGGCTTTGGGTGCTCGCCGGACTGCTGGTTACTTCTCTCAGGTCTTCCGCTTTCCAGTGAACGGCGGGGTGGACATCAATGCTGTGGGTGGACTGTTCACCGGCTCGATCACCGATGCTGGTTCTGGCTACACCAACGGGACTTACTCGTATGTACCCCTCACAGGAGGCTCAGGATCGGGCGCTACGGCCACGATTACGGTCGCTGGAGGGGTAGTGACGTCCATCGTCATAAACGACCGTGGAGCGGGTTATGTCGTTGGGAACGCCTTGACCGCCACTTTTGGTTCTGGCTCGAACTTTGAGTTCACCGTGGATTCGACCATCAACTTTGTGAGCCTGTGGCAGCACGAAGTCGGCACGGATGAGGTGAAGTTCACCCAAGCCAACGCGATTGAAGCGTTCATTGAGACCAGCGACCTCGGCTGGGTGGCTGGTGGCCCTTCTCAGCCCTCCCCTGTGGGTGAGAACCGCTGGCTGCACCTTGAGCGTTTGGAGCCGGATTTCATCCAAAGCGGGACGATGGAGCTGTTCATCACTGGCCGACCCTTCGCTCAGGCTGAAGATAAAACGACTGGACCCTATCCTTTTGAGCCGGGAACAACGAAAATTGACCTTAGAGAGCAAAGACGGGAACTGAGGTTGAGGTTCGTGTCCAACGTTGCTGGCGGCACCTTCCAGATGGGTAAAGTGATCGTCAACGCAGATCTTGGGGATGTACGTGGCTACAGCACCTAATTTGCAGAATGCTCTGGTCTATGACCCGAGGTACATGGAGTTCGATCACTGGGCGTCGCTCCTGTGTGAGCAGTATGCAGCACAGCAGTTGGCCGTGCCGGACGCTCAGACGGACTGGAAGAGCTGGGCAGCGGGGTTGATGGCGATTGATGTGTTCATCAATCAGAACATCCCAAGCCCGTATAGTTTTGATGACTGGCAGGAGTGGGCTTCTGCTTTGTTGAACGTGATGAATGGCGGTAGGTAATGGCAGTTTCAAACCAGCAAATTCTTGATT